TCAAATCAGGCTGGCCTATTTGGTCACGTTACCGGCCACGGTATCGCGTTGGGACGCTTGGCAAGTTACTTACAAGGCAGGGCACTCGCAAGACGGCCAGAGCGTGCCCGAAGCAGCTAGGGCGGCGATCCTAATGCTAGTTGCTCATTACTTCGAGAATCGCGATATGGTTATGTCCGATGCTCTGCAGACGATGCGACCTTATGAGATGCTTGTACGCCGATTCATGAGGGCATCATACCCATGAGCGGATCGGGACGACCAAATAGGCACAGAGTCGGAGCTATGCGACATCGCTGCACGATTCAGCAAGCTACAACGACGCAAGACGCTAGCGGTCAACCTGTTGTCACTTGGTCGAATTACGTCGTTAACGAGCCTTGCGAATGGAACCCAACATCGGGCATCGAAAACATGCGAGGCCGTCAACTTGAGGCAGGGACTAGGGCGGTTTTTGTTGTTCGCTATCGATCGGGTTACACAACGCAAATGAGCATCCTTTTCGATGGTGAGCGGTACGGAATCACAGCCATTAACCGCGTCGATGGACTACGCAAGTATCTCGAAATCATTTGCTCGGCGGTGCTGTAATGGGAACAACCATTGAAATCGATCAAGCCTTGATTAAAGCGGTCGATGCGATCCCTCTAACGCTTCGCAATGGGCCTTTAGGCAAGTGTCTCGGGGCGTTTGGCGAAACGATTGCAAAGGCCTGCAAATCGCAGGCTAGGAGTTCTCGTGGCGGTAGTCGGCTTAAGTGGTCGAAGAAGTACAAAAACAATCCGGCTTTCCAAAATGATTCGCGGGATCACTTTGGACATAAGGTCATGCGAAACGGTTTGGCTGTTTATGTCGGTGCAAAATTCGACAAGGGCAACAAACAGCAATTCGTCATGCCTATCAAAAAAGGGACAACCTATGTCCGCAACCTTTGGGGCGAGTCAGGTCAGCAGATACCAAGAATCAGCCGACGCGGAAAGCCATACGTCATGACACGCAAAAAGGACGCGCAAACCGCCGACTTTCCGGTGCAAGATCGAGCACCCGTGAAGGCTTTCGACATTACGAAATCACAAGCTGGACAAGCTTTCATGAACGAACTACAAAAGCAAATCAAGGAGCTTCGCCTTGGCTAGAAATCTACAACTCACATCGAAAGTAACCATTGCATCTAGCGGAACCGTTTCAAGTTCATTGACGCTCGAAGGCGGTCGAACTGTGTTTGCACTCAGAACGCCAACAGCGTTGACAGGGACGACGTTCACCTTTCAAGCTTCCGACGACGCAAACAACTTTTACGCACTTTACAACGGATCAACGCAATACAGTGTGACAGTTGCTGAATCGCGATTCATCGCACTAAATACCGATGTTATGGCCGGTGTTCGATACCTGAAGGTGGTCAGCAATTCGGCTGAGGCTGCATCTCGGGACATCATCGTAATCAACGGGGAGCTGTAATGTCGGCGATCGGCGAAGCATTACGAACGAAGATACTCAGTTACAACGCGGTATCAACGCTTGTTGGTCAGCGAATGTATCCCGATGCACTCGTCCAAAATGCTCAACTGCCTGCCATTGTTTATTATGTGACATCGACCGAACGAGATCACGCCATCGACGGTGTAACCAAGTCGGCTCATGCCCGAGTGACCTTCGATTGCTACGCAACCACTCGGCGGGTCGCAAGCTCAATAAGCAAAGCGATTCGCGAAACCGGAATTGATTTTTTTCGCGGTAGTGTTGACGGTTACTCATTTGCAGGAATCGATTTTGACAGTGCCGACGAATACCTAAACGATACTCCAACCGATGGAAACCAAGAGCATCGGTATTTGGTTAGCTTCGACCTCTTGGTGCACTATGGGGAGCCATAAAGATGCCTGCATTGACTGTACCGACTACTGGACTTGGAGCGACAATTTCCGGTACTGGCTTGATTACTACCAAGCTAAAACGAATTGGCGAAATGACCATCGGAGTCGATCAACTCGACATTACCGACTTGGGAGCGGGTGGTTTTGAATTGCTTCGCCCTTCGGATCTTCGCAAGAATCCCGAAGTGGAAGTGGAATTCTACTGGCTAGGATCGACAATCCCATTCACGACGGCCATGATCCCAGCAACGGAACCATACGCCGGTATCTCGGTCACGATCACCTTGCCCGGTGCTGGCTCGTTTCAGGGGACTGCGTTTGTCAAGTCGGTCAAGACTCCGACGCTCGAAAAGGGCACCATCATGACTGGAAGTTACACTCTCCAGTTTGACGGTGCAACTGACATTACTTTCACGGCTGCCTAATAGGAGCGAGCATGTTTAATTTGGTGCGACAGCAAGGATATTCGGTTGACGGTCGATTGAAAGACCTCAACCAATTTCAGATTGGTGTTAATGGTGTTTTGGTGGGCTATCTACCTTTTGGCAAGGTGGCTCAGATTCAAGCCTTGTTTCAGTTTCCGCATGACTCGTTGACCGACGACGAATTGGCATCGATTGCTTTACAAGCCGAACAGGTGCAAGGCCATCCCGTCGAAGTGCAGCGACCAGAACAGCACTCTCGCAAGTTCTACGAGGATGCTTTGGAAGCGATCGCCAAGGAGGAATCGGAAGATGAGTAATCTTGAAGATGAATTCTTTTCGCTCGTCGAAAGGCCACTGAATACCAAGCCGGTGCTAGTCAACGGCAAAGAGTATGTCTTGTATGAGCTGTCCGAAGGCGATGCAGCCGAAATGGAAGTCGCGATGCAAGACAAGAAGGGCAAATACGAATGGTCTCGCCATCGTCGCGTTCTAGTCTCGTATTGCCTGCGAGACAAAGAAGGTAATCGCGTTATTAGCGATCCTGACAGGCTCAAGAGCGTGCCAAATCAAATCGTCAGCAAGCTTTACGAGGACTGCCTTGCGTTGTCCTCATACAACGCCAAAGAGATTGAGGACTTGGTAAAAAAATCCGATCCAGCCCAAGGCTAAAGGTTGCCTTTCGGCTGGCGTTGGCTTTTGGCATTGCGGATCCGCTCCGGTGGGTTCGCTCGATGCCTGCGGGACAGCTTAATCAGTGGGTTGCTTGGGACAAGGTGGAGCCAATGGGGGAAGCTTGGTTACAGACAGCGACATTGGCACACGCAACGCACTTGGATCTATTCGTTCGGGCCGGCAAAGATTGTCCAGAGATCGAGGAATTCATGCCAGCTAGGTACGCTCGCAAAAAAGTAAGCCTAAAGTCGATCCTGATGGATGGCATGGATACCGCAAAAGAAATGGCCGGACAGGTCAAGGCAATGTTTGGATTTGGAGGTAAGTAGATGGCTCAAACGATCAACATTGCAAACATTAAGATCGGCATGGATGTTGACGAGCTAAAAAAAGGCGGCATGTTTACGCGCGGTGAGTTGGCATCCATTACAAGGCTTGCCAAGGAATCGATCGATCCTTTTGATCGGTACGCAACCGAAATGGAAAAGCTTCAGCGAGCCTATAATGCAGGCGGATTGAGTGCTGAACGCTTCGCAGCGATTCAAGATACTCTTTCCAAAAAGCTTGGCGTATCGATCCCAGTTCAGAACGTCGCGACATACTTGCAAGCCATCGAGCAACTACGCATCAAGGTTGCAAACGGGTCGATGACGACCGACGAATTCAAACGAGTGCAAACAAACTTGCAGGCTCAACTAGGGCAGACTACCAGAGCCGTCAACGAGCAAAAGACTGCAATAAGCAACCAGCAATCCGCAATCAGTTCTATCAAAAATCTTGCGATGACCTACGCTGGTCTAAGTGCAGCAGTTTCGGCGGTCAAAACATCGGTCAAGCTTGCGGCGGAAATGGAGCAAACAAAAGTTGCCTTTGGAGTCATGACAGGCTCGGCGGCTCAAGCGACCGAGCTGCTAAATGACTTTAAGGCACTGGACATTGAAAGCCCGATTAACTTTGCAGACTTCGCAAGAGCCGGGAAAACTATGCTTCAGTTCGGCGTTCAAGCCGATGCACTCAGGCCAACGCTTAGCAGGCTTGCAGCGATCTCTTTAGGCAATGCCGAGCAGTTTCAATCGCTTGCATTGGCTTTTGGTCAAGTGCAAGCCAACGGTCGGCTAATGGGTCAAGAAGTCTTGCAGATGGTGAACGCTGGTTTCAACCCGTTGCAGGAAATCAGCCGAACGACCGGCGTTAGCATGATCGAGCTAAAGAAGCGAATGGAGGACGGTGCTATTAGTGCTCAAATGGTCGCAAAAGCATTTGAGACGGCAACGAGCGAAGGCGGTCGATTCTACGGCATGAATCAGCAACTTGAAGGCACGGTGTCGGGTCAGTTCGCCAAGCTTGAATCTGAAATAAAGGCGGCATCGATCGCGCTCGGTACGGCGTTGATACCGCTCGTTCAACAGCTAACCGGATTACTCAAGGATGTTGCATCAAGTGCGACTTCCGACGAAAAAACAGTCGGCGGTTACTTTATGTTCCTGACTGAAAAAGCATCGACTGGATTT